CAGTTGAGACCAAGTCGCACCATCTGCTGACGTAGAAAAGACAACATTTCCGGAGGGGACTGAAGCCAGCGGCCCCGATACTGGGGCAACAGCAGAAGCACTAGCGTTTAGCTGCATACGCAGCCATATTCCTGTGGTCGCCGAGGGATTTAGTGAAGGTACCGTGACCGTGCTTGCAACGTACTGAGCAGTTCCAGCCGCATTTTCCCAATAGCAGATAAGTTTACCGTTAGTGTCAAGATTGTATTGCCACTCGGAATTGGAAGCATTGCCGCCCGCGTCCAAGAACTTGGAAACAAGGAACACGCCCCCAGAAACGCCGCTAACATAGCTGCTCAGGTTGACCCAGATTGATACATCAAGGTATCCGTCTGTGACATCATTGGTCGTAAACGAAGTACAAGATGAGTTATAATTTCTGGCTCCGGGCAGGTTAAGGTAATGGATTGGTCCAGTTCCAGCCGCGGCTGTCGTGGCACTAACTTCTGCACTCATCAAGCTTATGCCTGGTGTCGCGCCATTCAGAGCGACTGCTTCAAAATAGTAGGTAGTTGCGGTGCTCAATCCTGTGATGAGATACGGAAACTTGACGTTAGTTGCGATAAGAGCTTCAGCGCCCGAAGACAGGGAGCCGTAGATGTTATAGCCCGTGATGGCCGAACCATTATTTGATGGAGCAGCGCCGGCGAAGTTGATTAGGATAGAGGTCGACGAAATCGGCGTAGCAACGATCACCGGAGCGTCTGGAGCGGCTGCTGACGCTGGGTTCTTCCAGGTTACCGACCGCACTTCACCCGCCGTTAGAGTGAGACTTGTCGTCGCGCCGGCCGACTGCTGATCCTTGATTGTGACTGTCTGAGAGGCGGAACTGGAGTTATATATCACAGTTACGACGGAGCTGTCCGGGTTTAGGAAGCTGACCGTCTGCACATCAGATCCTCCACGGCCGACCACGCCGAAAGTGGTTGAATTCACGCGCACGGCTCCAGCTTTAACCAGGGAAGAGATTTGCGCGAGTGCGTAGTACTGCGGAGTCAAGCTAACCGCGCCTGTCGTGCTGATGTTAGCAACAGGCTGAAGGTTGTCCGCCGGCCCGGGCTGACCGCTGGAGTCGAGGGCCAAGTTCCACATTAGGAGGGAAGACGAGCCGTAATACGGGGACGCAATCATATCGTCGCCCATGAACGCGTGCCAGTTGGTGGCGAAGGCCGCAGACCCCACTGCTGCGCTGCCAGCGCAATGCTCGGTGTGCAGGATAAGCTTACCCGATGCGGCGTAGGGTGCCATCTCGGCCATCTGCGAAGCGTTTCCGTCGTACGCATGGTAGGCTGCGCCCGCGAAGGCGGCAGCACCAGCCGCGCCACCCGTGGTGAAGGGGTAAAGTGACAGAGACTCGCTATTCTGAACTGTGTCTCCCCAGGAGGTGTCGCCAGACAAGAGCATTGTTGTAATACCAGCGGCGGAAAAAGCCGCAGCTACGGCCTCCCCTAAGGCATTGATGTCGATGCCGTTGAAGCGGCAACCAGGATAACCAGTCGGGTTGAAATTAGGCTCGTTTTGCAGCGTAGAGTAGTCGGAATACCGCCCAATTTGCGCAAACAAAAACTGCTGATACTTAACGAAATAATTAGCATACTCCGTATTGTTCGCTGAGTTTTGGATGTAGTATACGGAGTTTGTAGTGTTGACAAGCGTCTTGGTCGTCTTGAAGTATGGCGGAGGCGACCAAGGCGCAACAACGATCTTGAGTGAAGGATTAATCGAGAGAACCAGATTTAGAATTGGGATTATGTTGGTCAAATCTTGTGAAAACGAGATCGACGCTAGGCCATCGTCTGTCGTAGAATTGTCGTAGACCGAAAAGGCGTTGTTCGCCGCGCCCGTGCCATTGACGTTTCGGATGGTGTAATCACAGTCTCCCATCGGCAAGCGGACAAAGCCGAATCCATCGGCGCCGAAGCGGGCCTGCAGGAAGGCTGTCCTCTGGGCCAGCGTCATATTGTTCATCAGGACGTAGCAGGCGGAGTCGGTTAGGGCCGCACCCGCGCCAAGCCAAGTCTGATGCTGCGTGGATGTGTCGACCAGTATTTCCTTAGCGCCTGTGGTGCCCGATCCAGCCGCAAAGGGCGTCACAGCAGTCGGGGCGAGAAGGGCCGTCGTGAAGTCTTGGGTTGTCCTTAAAGACGTGGGCGGGATTAGACTAGAGGCGCCTACAGCCCCCGTCGTCGGCGCAGCGCTCGCCACGCTCCCGGAGGCGTTCGTCGCCGTCTCGATATACATGAGCGTGTGGCCCAGATCGGCTGAGACGGGCGTGTAAGACGTCGTCGTCGCCCCGCTGATCGGCGCGCCGGTGTCGGCGTAAAACCATTGGCGGGTGATCGTGGGTGAGCCGGTATAGGTTCCAGGCGTGGCGACGACCGGCGCGCCGACCACGGGAGACGACGCGCTTAAGGTCGGCGCGCTGACTACGGTCGGCGGCGGCAAAAGCGTACCGCCAACTGCGACAGCATCCCCCATGGCCAAGCCTTGTCCTGTTGAGATCGGGGGCATCGGCTCAGCTCACCAGCTTGGAGGTTATCGTTACGGAGTTCGAACCGGAATTCAGCAAACGCACGCTGGCGCCCGCTGCGCCAGCGAAGATCACGACTCCCTGCATACCAGAAGCCGTCACGGGCGAGCCCACGGTCTGCCATGTCGTCCCGTCCGGACCAAGCACTTGGAGCGTGACGCTCGGCGACGTGCCTGAGAGGATGTAGGACCAGCCGTAAGTGGCGGATATTGAAACGGTGACCGGCGTAGAGTTGCCACCGGCTGGAATAACTTGAGAAGTAGCTAAAGTGTATGTTTGCTGAAGTCCGCTGCTGCCACTTGTGCATAGATTTCCGTATTGATCTGTAACTAGCGGACTGTTAGGCCCGAGCGGAACAGTATTTGTTCCGCACTTTGTTTGCGAAACAGCAGACTGCGCCCTCACACCTTCATGGGGTAGAAGGGCTAAAGCCAAGATACCACATAAAAGTGCAAGGGCTTTTTTCACAAGTCTAGCCTTTCTTCACGGTAGGAACGGATACGACTTTCACTTGCGGAACCGTTCCGCCGTCGGTCAGCCCGGCTTCCGGCCGATCCGCCGTAATCTCGGCGAGGGATTTACCTCGCCGATCTTCCGCGTCGGGAGAGGAAACCACAGTTGGCTGAGGCGACTGCACAATCGCGTTGGCTTCGCCCACGGTTCTTGGAAGAAGATCCAGTGGAACTATTCCGGCATCGGGATTGTTTTTGTAGTAACTTTCCCGAGCCTCCATTCCCGAATCATCCAGTGGGTCGAAGTGAGGGCCAAATGGCCCTTCGTAGTCGATCACCGTGCCGGCTTCGTAAAGCTTCGGGGCGATGAAAGTTGCAGTTAGAAGTCGATACCGAGGCATGTAATTTCCCTACGCCGCTGTGTAGTTTTTGGGATACGGGTAACGAACTTCCCGATCGGCACTGAGGTAGGAGTACAGCGCGCCGGCAGTCATCGGGCCGGTAGCGATTGTGTAGTATAATCGAAGATACCGGCCGGGAACCGTGCCGTTCGCTAACTGATTCAACGGAACTGGATAGCGCATGATTGCCGCGCCAACAGTCAACGCGGCAACTGGATACGCCTCGGGGGAAGTTAAAATAGTATACCAGTTCACGTTGTCGGTTGAGGTTTGGAGAGAAATCGTCAGTGTTGCTGCACCCGCGGCCGTAAACGCGGTAGTTACATCGCAGTGAAGCTCGATAGGATACATCGCCCCGAGGTCGGTATTGGCGAGAAGATCAATCGTGTTGGTACTGGCGGCACTAACCGTAAGTGCCACGTTCTGGTCAAAGATAAGTTGATTGTCGATCATAGTTGCGCCCTCCTTAAACGACGCGAGATTCGGTTGTCAGAAGAGCGTCAACAATTCGGATAGGAATGCCGCGGAATGTAGTTACGGCTTCGCCATCCCATTCTTCCATCTTGAGCAAGACGTTAGTCTTGTTCATGGCTTGGAGATCGAGATAGGTTGCGATCGTGCGGTTGACGTAGATCGCACTTCGGCCCATGACGATCCGGTCGACCGAATCGGTAGAGTCCTGAACCGGACCAACGCCCGAGGGCTGCACGGGCATCCGCTGTGTCATGCGGACTAGCGTGTTGATCAAGTTCGCAGCCGATCCGCCGTTTAGCAACGTGACGTCGATGTTCGCGGCCCGAACCGCGAAACGCCAGTCGTGAATGGCCAGACCGATTTTCCACTCAAGCCAGGTACGATACGCAAGGAACTCGTATCCGTTTGCATCAGTTGCTGGGAGAATTCCCATGTCTTGGTGACGCATCCCGGCTTGAGTTCCCTTGGGGAATATAGCATGAATTTGCTTCGGCCCCCAAGTCACAAGCCACATCGAGGCATTCGTAGAACCAGTTCCGCCGCAGTCAATCACGTTGTTGGCGATCGTACTCGTCGCCGGGTTCACAGTATTGTAGATGTTGGCGAAACCCGTGAACTGCGTCGGATCGGTAGCCTTATTTCCGTAGAACAGATCGCTGGCGACTTTCTGCGAAAGCCCTTCCATGTGCATCGCATCTTCTTGATAGCGAAGTTCGGAAAGATTTCCGCCAAGTTCGGCCAGGGACTTGTCAAGCTTTGACCAGTCAGCGTACTCAACGCAAGTCGCGGTCTGCTTGACAACGCCGCCCTGGGTTGCAGGCACACCGGCGTTGTACAAGCGCCGAGTCGGGGTCGGAAGCTCAACAACTTGCGTGTATTCATACACGTTGCCAGCTTGACATTCCATCGTGAGGAGATCTTCGACGATGCCGTTTTTCTGGGAGAGAAGATCTACAAGAGTCGCAATCTTCCCAGTCGTGTCGTGGCGCAGGGCCCACTGCGCGTAGGTGAACAGGCCAGGAGTGATAGTTGCCATAGATTATCCTTAGTTAACTGTGTCTGGGTATAGCGCTGAAGCGGGAGTCGCTGCGCGCCGCGGGCCAGGGCTGATTCCGGGTTTGATGCTTCCTTCGGAAAGGGCCTGAGCCATTTTGTAAATCATCTTAACAATAGCGGGATTATTCCCCGCCCCGGTGAGTTCGAAAGCGCTGCGCGCTTCCTTACTTCCGTACTCGTCTAGCGCCCGTCCGAGAGTTGTCTGCACTTCAGCCGAACGAGAACCGCCGATTTCAGGATCGGACTTTATTTCGTCCCCCCACTTCGTGACCATCTCGTTAAAGGCTTTTGCGTTTGACTCTGCGAACGCGGCGACTGCCGCTTCGACTTGCTTTGTCCCAAGGTCAAAAAGAGCCTGAGCTTTGTCCGCGGGAAATCCTGCTTCAGCAAGTGTTCCTTTGAACGCATCGAGAAGTTCTTTGTTTTCGGCAAAGCCTTCAGGAATTTTAATTTCATACGATGCCGGATCGATCGGTGGCTTTGCCGCAGGTTCCGCGGCAGTAGCTTCGGCAGGGGCAGAATCTACCGAGGCTTCAACCGCAGGTGCTTCAGTCGAAACTACTGCCGCAGGCGCAGTGTCCGCAGGAAACAGTGCAGCAGCGCCCGAAGGCGCTTCACTCGAAGAGTTCGCCGTTGTCGTATCCGTCATCTTTTTCTTCCTTAATCTCGACCGAAGCGTTCTCGGTCATTGCTTTAACAAATTGTTGAGCCGCCCAGCGCTGAATGTCGGAAAAAAGCCGGAGGCCGAAGCTTCGCTTTCCTTCCGAGAAGCACATAATTCCAAAGGCGCCTGGTGAGGTTGTGAAAGACTGGGAAAATATACCCGCATCGGCAAGTTCTAGCCAAAGGTATCTCCTCCCGTCTTTGGTAGACATCAATGACTGAATGACGACCCTTCGGGTTGTCTCGTCCTGCTTCGCCTGGCGTTCGGCTTTTTCAACGTCTTTCCTCGAACCAGCGTTTGCCATCAGGATGCTCCCAACATGGTTTCGAGGGCATTTTTCCCGCCGCCGACTTGTGTTTGGGACAGGCCTTGAGCCCCCTGTACTGCGGCCATTGAGGCCTGTTGCATCGCTTGCGCCTGCTGCTGTTTCACTTTCGCAGCACGGATAGCTGCAACTTGCTTCGCGTTGCGGAGAATTCTCGGTGATACGTTGAGCAGGTCTGCGTACTCATCGACGGTTTCATCTTCGTCAAGGTTGTCAAGGACATCTGGAATAGCTCCCGCGATATTGCCAATGAAGGCGACAAGGCGTTCAATTGCCGCTGTGCTTGCGGCGCGTTGCTGCTCGGCAAGCATGGAAACGTATTGCACGTTAATAGTCATGCGCTGAATTTCGGGCGGCGGGGGCGGAATTAATCCCCGACGAAGCATAATCGCGTAGGTCCGCTCGATGATGGGATCGAGGACTTCGTTTTCAAACCGCTCGATTACCGGACCAAGTTGGATTAGCTTTTCTTCCCGCCGAGCGTCGATCTCGGTCGCGGTGCGTACAGTGTCGAGCTGGGAAATCATCATGAAGAGATCGACGAAGAGGACGGAATTAACCCGAGCCTGGACTTCCTTGATATCTAAGGTAAGTTCTTGAATCTTGGGATCAACCTGAAACGCGGGTTTAAACCCAGCAGTGGATAGGTCCGAAACGTAGTTAATAGCGCCAGGGAGAATGGAATTAGGTTCATTCCGCATGTTAACCGAGGCGTTCATCGGCGGCCGAACCATCTTTTCAATGGCCTCGGCCTTGCGTCGTTGCTCTATCTGCAACTGCCGAACCGCCGGAAGCGCGTCCATGCCAGGGCTCCGGCCGTAGGGATCGTTAGAGGTAATGTCCCAACGTGCCCCGAAGAAGAACTTCTCGTGAAAACCGCTGACGCAGATAATGTTGCTTCCGGCAGATGTCTGTTCCCAATAGACTTCCCGAAAGGCGAACTTCCGCGGAACGGGCGTACCGAGGTTATTCGTTCCGCCTTCCCAGACGTCCGTGTTAGGCTCCATGGCGTGGCAGATTACTACTTCCCGTTCGAGCGAACTTCCGCCGGACTTATACGACTGCTGAATCGACTCAGAAAGGTTTTTAATCCCGAACTGTTCCACGGCCTGAGCTATGTTGAGAGTGTACTCCCGGTACATCGTGTTCACGTCCATTCGGGCTGAAGCTCCGAAGAAGAACTCGCCAAGGCATGGGTTGTAAAACCGGATTACCGTTTCGGAATCTTCGTACTCGATCAGTGCCGCGGAACCGAACACTACGTTGTCGTGGTAGTGCACAGCGAGGGCCTGGTAGAAGTTCGAACCGGAAAATACCCGTTGCATTCGGCGTTCGACTTCGGCAAGCCAATTACGAACAGGGCCAAAGGACACATCCGGCATTCCCTCGATCCCGAGGCGGAACCAAGGCTTCGTTGGGGATGTGAGTCCCGACATCATCCCACTGGCGCATGTACGCGCGGCGACAACGCCAGTTTCGTCTACTATTGCCTGGTTGATCTGTGAACCACGGTTAAGTTGGTTCGGCGTGACAAACCACTTGTACCGCCGGGGAAGAAACATCTCTGCAAGTTGCGCCCAATGCGCCCAGAAGGATATGCGGTAGCTCCGCATTCCGCCCATACGGGATTGGCAAGCCTGCGCCAGCGCAATCTGCATAGGTTTCGGAAGCGAAGCTCCTGATATCATTGGCCGAGAAGCGTCTTCGGCGCGACAGTGGCCGGGGCCGCAGCCATCTTCGCGCCGGTGAGGAATGTTCCGCCGAGATTGCCTGTGCTGTTCGCTTTCATAGACATGTTGGTCTGGGAAAGCGTCGAAGACAGACTCGGCGGTGTCGGTGCGGCAGGAGCCGAAGGCGGTTTACCAAATCCCATGATTCACCATCCAGTGTAAGCATCGCCCTTCGCGGGCTCGGAAAAGTTCGGCAGAGCCGAATAGGAAAGCGGGTCGTAATCGACGAGGAGACTACGACCCGCTTTCCCAAATCGTCGCGATGCGACAGGGTAGGCAAAGGTGAGGGCTACGGCATCAGCCAAGTCGGGGGACTCCTTACCAGCCGCAGCCATGTCATCCTTTGAGACAAGGATCACCTCCTCTCTTTTGTTAAGGTAGTATTCGACCTCACAGAGCTGATCGTAGAGGTCGGAAGATTGGTCGATGGCGAGACCTTCCCGGATTGCGTCGCGGAGGAGGAGATACATCTCCGCCCGTTTGTTTGCGACGTGAATGCCGAGAGGGTTGGATGAAGGTTTCGAACCGAAGTTCACCCCGATTACGTGGTGGCCGAGGCTGCGAACAAAGTCCACAACCCCTCCGCCTACACCGCCTTCGTCGATGAACACTGCGTCTGGCTCGTAGGACTTTATCCGAGCGGCAACGCGGGAACCTAGTTCGACAGTAGACAAGCCTCGGTAGCGTTCGATCGGAACGGTTCGCGCGTCCTTTCCCTGGCGGAAGGCGAGAACACTCTCGTTCGTACCGAACCGGGCTACGTCAACGCCGAGGACCTTCGGTTCCCAGTCGGTAACGATCACAGGGCGTGACTGAGCAATGGCTACGGACTCCGGGGCGAACAGCGCCGATGCCTCGACGGAAGGAAATTCGCCCAGGTAGCGAACGCGAACGAAGTCCGAATCGAGTCCTTCCCGAGCTATCGCCCGGTTGATCTGTTCCTTATTCGTGAAGGAGACTTCGCGTGAATCTACCTTGTAGGTTATCCATTCATCACTGCGGGACTCAAAGCAATCGCGGAAACGGCCCGAGGCCTTTGTTGGGTTTCCAGCGACGAGCCAAACGATTTCCGTATCGGTGTCGAGGGTTGCCCCGTCGAGGGTTTCCCAGATTACATTTGGAATGGCGGATGCCTCGTCGCAGATTACAAGGATTCGCTTTCCGTAGTTGTGAAGCCCGGCGAACGCCTCGGGATTGTCTTCCGACCAAGGAATGGCGTCGATTCGCCAGTTCTTCTCGTGCTCTGGGTCCGCCGCGACTACAGCGGTAGCGGTGACTTTGAAGAAGTCGCGAGCGATGAAGAGGCGGTGCCACTTCGCGACTTCAGGCCACAGAGTTCGGAGAAGCTGCTTCTCCGTGTTCGCCGTAACTCGACCCCGCGTGTCCACCGCCGTGGACATGGCCCACCAGATTATCCAGCAAACAAGTGCGGACTTACCAACACCGTGACCGGAGCGGATTGCGATTCGGATTGCTTCCGTCAGCGACATACCGGAAAGGAGATCAAGCTGAAGCTTTTGCAGAACTCGGGTTTGCCAAGGTTCCGGCCCGGAGCGAAGTTCCAGCGGAGTATTGGGCTCGCCCCACGGGAAGGCCCAGAGAACCCAGTCGTAAGGCCTCTGAGCTAGCGAAGCGAGGTCGTCGATGAGCTGGTCTTCGAGGGACTTAACTTTCGCCAGCATCTCTGAGCCTCCGCGTTGCGGCTTGGAGGCGGGAACCGAGGTCGGCGGATACGGATACGGAGACGCTGCGGGAGACCGGCGCATGGCCGGTGCGGTCTGCGGTGAGTTTCACGATCTCGATCACGGTTGAGGTCGAAATCGGATCATCTTCGTTTTCCAGTCGATCATGAAGCTCCGTAACCGCGGCGATAGAAAGAAGCGCAGCGCGTTCTTGGAACTCAGCAAACGCGGCGTCTTTAACGTCGCGGTAGTGGGAAAGGAGTTCCTTGAACGCCGGGTCGGACTGGAGAATCGACACGGTACTTGGTGTATACCCGGTGAAAGCCGAAGCCTCGCCCGGAGTCATCCCGTTGGCCAGGGCTCTTGCCAGTGCGTGATGCCGGTCCCGGAGTTTGACTCGGGAAGGAGCCTTCGTCCCGCGCTCGCTTGCCAAAAGCGCGAGGTCTGACTCTTCCATATCGCGGACAACCTCGACCGCGAGCGCCGCCGAGCGCCTACCGACAAGCCGCGTTCCGCCGATGTCAAGCTCCGGGACCATGCTTCGCAACGTACACCAGCTCACCGCCGTCGCAAAGTTCGCCGCGAACCCGCCATCTCAATCACGATGCTATCGAGCCATGCCGCAGCGCTTCGCGCTTCGTGCGAGAGGATGAGATGGGTCTTAGCCCCAGGGCGTGTATGGCTGGTTTGTTTCCCCGCGCGAGGGGGTACCCGGTCGTCGGGACGGGGGCGGCGAAGACTGGCTAAGGAAAATTTTCGACCACGGTCGGAGGGGCGGCAGGACGATCCCGAAGTTGTGATGAAAGGGGTTGAGATGGTCCATTTTCTGGGTTGACTTTGGTTTGGGACTGGAGGATGGTGTGGATACCGGAATGGTTCCGGGATGGAGTCACACCATGTTACGTCAAATCACCATTGCGAAGTCTAAGACCGTTTCCGTCGACGACGGGAAGTTCTCGAAGGCGGTGAATGAGTACATCTTCGCCTACGGTTTGAAGCAAGTTCTAAACGATGCCGGAAGTCAGGGGAAATCCGCGGAAGACAAGCTCGCGCTTGCGGAGAAGAAACTGGCGAAGCTTTACTCAGGGGATCTTGCAATCCATCGAACGACCGACCCAGTCGCGGCCGAGGCGAAGAAGATCGCAATCGCCAAGGTCAACGCCGCGATTGCGAAGAAAGGGAAAAAGCCGGAGGACGTGGAGAACATTGGCGAACTTGTCGCCAAGGTCATGACGCAGACGGATGTTCAGGCAGAGGCTAAGCGCCGCGTTGATGCCGCGAACGCGGTGGAAATTGACCTAGACGATCTGCTTTAGTTCCTAGTGTAAAGACGGTTCGGCCGGGACGGGGCAACCTTCCCCGGCCTTTTTGTGTCTGATTTCCCCGGATAAGCCGGTCCGTGGCGGGCGGAACGCGGTGCGTCGCACACGACACGCGGAACGCGGCGAAGCCCGTGCACGACCATCCCACGGCGATTGTGAACCGCCATCTCAATGGCGTCGCCATGCCCGGCATGATCCCGGCGTTTCACTTGGGCGATTCCTGATTCCCCCTCGTGATTCCGGGGTACCGTAAAACCCATGCTTTGGGGGGGTGTCGAGCCATCTCGATCGTCGTGTGATCGAGCCATCTCGGTGTCTCCCCGTATAAATAAGTTGCGGGGAGACCCCCACTAAAAAAGTGTTCACGTTTTGTTCTTGATTTTTTTTTTTTTTTTTTTTTTTTAACTCTCTCAGAGAAAAACGGGGGGAGGGTATCAGCCATCTTGATCACACGACGATCGAGCCATCTCGACACCCCCCAAAATACCCCTCTTTACGGCAGCCTGGAATCATCAGGAAGAATCAGGAATCGTACGGGGGAAACGCCGGGATCATGCCGGGCGCATGCATTGCATCGGCATGGGCCGAAACGGGACGCATCCGGGACGCATCCGGGGAAAAGGTTGAAGATAATCGTTGCGAGCTGCATCGGCATGGCGCATAATCAACGGGTCGCGGCGGAATTCGTCCCGCGGAACAGAAGGAGTCACAACATGGATGAATACGAGCTTCCTTCAGGCGAAGTCTGCGCCGTTGAATTAAACAGCAAGGGCGAATTTGAAGTGTCTATGTGGAGCCCCGAAGGGGAAAACAGATGGTTGAAGACATTCAGGGCCGATCAAGAGGAAGAAGCTTACAAGGAATTTGAAAGGTGGCGAAAATTGATCTATAGTAATTGCAGTTAGAGCCAACGGGCGAAGCCCGAAAGCGCCCCAAAGCGCCGTCGGCGCAAAATTAGGAGACACACTAATGGCTAACATTCATGCAGTAGAATACACAGACACATTTGGCGGAGAAGCTAACTATTCATGGGTCCGCCGCGCTAAGGTGACAATGCCAGAGCTAACCCACTACGGTTACGACGGGTCGAGCAACTACAGCAAGGCGAACCGGGTCTATGAGCGCGAGCTTATGAAGCGGGCGAAGGCTGAAATGGGCTTAACTGGAGTTCGGGGAGTTCGCACAGACTTTGGGGATTCCATAGAGTTTCGCCCATATGGCTCCTGCACCGTCATGTTTATTACGGACTGCCCTGATTAACCTTTCGTTATGAGCCTTATGGGCAACTAAACCGCTAGGGAGCATTCCCAAGGGCTAATCCTTGATCACTTAACGGAGCGCGAAACCTAATGCTAATCCACGGGATCGAGTGGGAAATTAAACCCTATGTTGACCTCAAGGGAGCCGATCTTAGGGAAGCCAACCTCAGAGAAACCGACCTCAGAGAAACCGACCTCAGCGGAGCAAACCTCAGAGGAGCAAACCTCAGAGGAGCAAACCTCTTCAGAGCAAACCTAAGCGAAACCGACCTAAGCGAAACCGACCTCAGAGGAGCAAACCTCTTCAGAGCCAGCCTCTTCAGAGCAAACCTCAGCGGAGCCACCCTCAGAGGAGAAAACCTCAGAGGAGCCAGCCTCTTCGGAGCCAAAATAGGCCCATACATCATTGCTAGCCTCTGTGGCCGCGCATTTCGGTCTGACGGCCACGAGTTTCTGCAATTCAAGCTACAGCCCTCAAAGGATCAACCCGAACAGTATCTCATACGGGCGGGATGCCGGACGTACACGCCTCTGGAGTTCTGTGACCATGTCGCAGGGAATTATCCCAATACGCCTAAAGCAACGGAGACGCTACTAATCCTCAATTACCTCGCGGAGTATCGGACCTTGGAGGCTTGGAGCTAATGGTCACTCAGAACATAATCGTTTACGGCGCTCCAGCCGTAGCACGGTGTGTGCCGTGCCTGAAGAGCGGAAAACCGCGAAACGATGGAGAGTCACAAATGACAGTTGAGCAATGGACAGCGGCCCTGCGGTCGGGGAACTTCCTTCAATGCAGGGGATTTATGTCGTCAGGAAAGGGTTTCTGTTGCCTCGGCCTCGGCCAGGAACTCCTGCGGAACGAAGAAACATACCAGTCGATATTCTCATTCTGCGACAGGGAGTTTCTTCCGGTAAACGGTTTATCCTTCACCTCGCAATTGGTATCGATGAATGACCTTGAGATGAAGTCCTTCTCCGAAATCGCAGACTTCATCGAGTCCGCGCCTCGGCGGAAGCCTGGTCAACTTGTCATCGTGGAGCACGCAAATGGTTGAGGATTACATCACAGCCCGGCTGCGGCCGCAGGTGTACAACGTTGCCAGGATTAAAACCCTAGCAGATCGCCTGGCACAGAGTCAGGAACTCGAAGACCTTTATCAAGCTTCGAAGCTCACAGGTCATATCTATCGCCGCGGCGAGTTTGGCAAGGCCCTTTTCGATCTTTCGCAACTGATAAGGATTGAACCGTGAAAAGGAAGCTGAGCTTACTCGAGTCCCTATTCATCTGCGCCGCGGTGATGATTTTCATAGTCATTTGCGGCGCGGTTTATCAAATTCGAACCTGAGCGGCGGAGCACACAGACATGTACTGGACACAACTTCACCCAGCGTGCGGGCAGGACGACTTAGGCGAACTGCCTTCCATGCTCTGCGAAAGCGATCCGCACAGCGCCAAGGAACAGCTTGACGAGGCTTACAGCTTCGCCGGCGGTTGGCGGAAATTCGAAGGCTTCGTGATGAACGAGAAAGGAGATATTCTATACCCCGGCGATCCTCCAATCCCGGCTTTAGCCGAGTGTCTTCTCCACGACGAGGAAGTCATCCGACTTTACGTCCATTCATGGGTTGCGATAATCCAGCCATCTGGCGAATTTGAAGTGGCTAGAATGTATTAGAATGAAACCCGAACTTCACTTAACCATAACCTACGACTCCGTTTCCGACTTGTTCTCCGCCCGTCTTGCCTCCGGAGCGGAGTTCACGTTTTCGCGAGAAAACATATCTGGAAAGCTGGAAAATAACCTTTCCCTCTTCCGACGGGCCGCCCTGCGTCAGGAAACGGGCCGATTCGTTCCGGAGCGGAAGACTAAGTCCCAGATCCAGGCGGAAATAGACGCCCTGTGTCCCTACGTTCCGCCGAAAACCCTTCTTAAACTCACACTGGAGGACCTTGACCTTGAAGATTAGAGCCGATCACACGGAAGAACTCACATTCCACCTCAGCGGAATATACTCCAAAGGCTATCCCCAGGGATATCTCGATCCAGGTTCACCAGATTCCGCCGAAATCGAAGACATCGAGGACATAACTGTCGAAATAAAGTCCAACGGAAAATGGATATCCCGATCCATCTTCGCCGGAATCGACAAGAAATCGCCAGAGATCAAGGCGCTAATCACCAACCTCTGCGAACTTCTCGAAACCGATTTCTGCGATGCGCTGCTTTCCGCGACGGAGGAATAGCTATGAAACTTTGGAAAATAAGAAGAACCGATCGCTTCGGTTACGATGACTACGACGCGATTGTCGTAGCGGCAGAAACGGAAGAAGAGGCATTACAAATTCAGCCGGATGGCTCTTGCCCAGAGCCAGAAGATGAATTTTTTTATCCATGGTCAATTTCTCTCTCTATCGAGTACCTCGGAGAAGCAAAGCCAGAACTTCCTTCCGGCCTAATCTTATCCTCCTTCAACGAAGAATAACCATGACTTTCACCCCAACTCCAGAACAACTCGCCATCACTGGCGCAGCGCGAAACACGAAGGATTCCCTCCTCATCTCCGCTCTCGCGGGCGCGGCGAAGACCTCCACCCTAGTCCTCGTTTCACAGAAACTTCCCCTTGTTCCAACTCTCACCTGCGCCTTCAACAAACGCATCGCGGAGGAAATGGCGAAGCGCCTTCCTGGCCATATCACCTGCGCCACAATGAACAGCCTTGGCCACCGCGCGTGGCAGGCAAAGCTTGGCCGCAGGGCGATACTCGACACAGGGAAGAACTTCGCCATCATCTCCGATATCCGTGACCGACATTCCGGCGAGGAGAAAAAGCTAATAGGGGAGAATTTATCCTCCTTCATGCGCAGCATAGGAATCGCTAAAACCTTCGGTTACATCCCGAAGAAGATGCTGGAGTTTGGAAAACCCATATGCACGAAGTCGGAACTCATTGAGAACCTTGTCCAGCACATCGACTGCGAAACCGACGACTTCTTCTTTTCCGTCCTCGACACGGCCCTCGAAAACGCCATCGCTCAGGGCTTCGACGGAAAGATAGACTTCGACGATCAGATATACCTTTCCACGCTCTTCGGCGGAACTTACCAGAAATTCCCTATAATCATGGTTGACGAGGCTCAGGACCTTTCCCCCCTCAACCATGAAACACTGAAGCTCCAGTTCGGCGGACGCCTAATCGCCGTCGGGGACAAATACCAGTCAATCTACGGCTTCCGCGGCGCGCATGCGAGTTCAATGGAGGTTTTAAAAGAAACCTTCTCCATGACCGAGCTTACACTTTCCACTTCATTCCGTTGCCCCCGCAGCGTCGTCCGTAACGTAAACCCATTCGTGCCGCATATGCAGTTCCCTGAGTGGGCGGAAGAGGGCGAAGTGCTTCACCTTGACTTCTGGGAATGTGCGAAAATCCCCGATGGCGCCGCGATAATCTGCCGAAACAACGCTCCGCTATTTTCCTGCGCTTTGCGTCTCGTCCGCAGCGGACGCGGAGTTAAAATCCTCGGTGGGGACATTGAGAAATCCCTTCTCAAACTCATGGACAAGATTTCGAAGGAGAACTGTCCGAGAGAGGACTTTCTCCGAAAAATAGACACTTGGGCTGAAAGCGAACTTGCGAAAGCGAGTGAAGCCCGAAAGGCCTCAATCCGCGACCGAAAGGAATGCCTTCGGGTCTTTGCCGAGTTCGGCGAGGAAAAAGACACAGCTAAAGCCTACGCTTCGACAATCTTTTCCGCTTCCGGCCCTATCTCCCTCATGACCGGGCACAAGGCCAAAGGACTTGAGTTCGACGTCGTTTACTTCCTCGAGCCTGACCTAATCCCTTCCCGCTTTGCCAGACAAGCCGCGGAACGCGGCGATGATCGCCAGATGCAGCAGGAGTTGAACTTGAAATACGTCATAAACACTCGGGCGAAAAAGGCCCTTTACTACGTTTACCTTGAGGATCTCACCTAATGCCCATGTCTAAATCGCCCCAGGCCTACACCGACGTCCATGCAGTTCTTGAAACCGCACTTTCCGCGGAACGGGGAGTTCTTCTATCCTTCACCACCGCAGGAAAAGCGGTCAACTTCCGTCAGCGAAGCTACACCTACCTTGGTATGCTTCGGAAGCAAAACCTCGCAATCTACGGTGAAAGCCCACAGGGGAACTCCTGCGAGTTCGACGAACTTCAAATCAAAGTCGAAGGAAACTCCGTCTTCATCAAAAAGCGGGAACTTCCGGAGATTAAAATCCTATGATTCCACAGCCGCATTTTCCGAAGGAAACTCAGTCATTGAAGAAGTGTTGGACTTGCAACAACATGACCGACTACTCCTTCGGCTTTTGCCTTGACTGCTGGACCGGAATTGATGATAATGTTAAAGCAATCTACGCCTTGACAGTGCCGATGACTTCTCCCCTCGGCGGAAAGCTTCGGCAAGTAATTGTTGATGAAATCACCCGAGAAAAGTACGTTCCGAAGAAACGAGAAAAACTCAAGCTAGAGGATTTAGATCTATGATTATCGCAATGATGATGGCTGCTGCGGTGAACGCTGGATCGCTTCAACCGCCTGAATTTCCTATTCCCAGCAAGAGAAGCAACCAAGGGGACAATACCCAGATAATCTATTTTGGCCCTGCAAAACCCTATGCAGAAGGCCGAACCGAAGACTTGAGACTGTCGATTTATCCGACCGGGTGTTTGATCGGCATTCGTCACCACGGCTCGAAAGTCATGCACTGTCTTATAGCGAAGAACGGTCATTACCCGGACAGTGAGCTCGGCGCGGCGACACTTGAGTTTAACGACGTGCCGATGAAGCCATGACAAACCCTCCTCGCTGCGGAGGGGAAATAATGCTGGAATGTCCCCATTGTCACGGAACGGGCAAGGTTTAACTTTCAGAAGGGATTACCCAATGACCACTGTTACCACAGCCGCTGAAGCCTATCAGCGCTATACCGAATACCTTCACGACAAACGCCTTATTCAGTCAAAATGGCATGACATTACCGATGACGGTCGCGCGCTTGCGTGTGGGCTTGGAGTTTTGGGCGAAAACGTATCGTCTCCGCAAGATTGCCCAGCCACCATCATGCCGAAATGGCTCGCTCAGATGGTTCCTTGGTTTTTTGATAACCAAGACGCCAAGCAAGCAAAATCTTGGGGCTTGGAGTTTTACGCCGAACTTGCTCGATTGAATGGCTTTGTTCCGTTCAGTGTCGTTTACGATTGGCAGGCTACTGTCGTGGGTCCACTCGCAATTGAACAGGCTGAAGCGCGCAACGGTGATGTGAGCGCTCATCGCGCGTTAGCGGAAATGCAATTTGCCGCGTTAAACGGAAAAACGTTTTCGGCCGATGAGTGGCGGCCAATTCTTAAAGCGGCATTTTTGGATATCCACAAGTTCAGCTATCACTTCAAAGCCGACGCCGACTCCGACGCTAACGTTTACGCCGACGCCAACTCTTATGCTTACGCCGACGCTTATGCTTATGCTAACGTCAACGCTTATGCTTACGCCAACCCCGACGCCAACTCTTATGCTAAATACCGCGAGAAAATATCCTGTTTTGCAGCAGGTATGGTGGAATGTCTTAAGCGCGTGTCGGCATGACCGCTGTGGAAGGGAAATAAAGATGTACGATAATAATGATTATGAATTCTTGAAGTGCTACGGTTAGAGTCCTTTAAAAGCAGCGGAGATTGTTCGCAACGGAGTAAAAGCCTATGACGATTGAGCCCAAGCTGCTGAGCGAGGAAGATATAAAGTTCATCGGCGATGATCTACCGTTTTCGCGTCAGGCATACGTGCCTGCGCTCCTCGCCCACATCGCCGCCATGGCCGAACAGATCGCCGCCAAAGATGCGGAGATAGAGCGGCTTTTGAGTAACGATGCAAGGCTTAACGATACTCAGGCGCTTATGAAGCTTGTACGAGAAGTGTTCTATGCAAGCCCTATTGCAGGAAGCACGGGTAATTTAGCTCGTGCTATTCAGAGGTATATTAGAGGGCTTCCACGCTTAAGCCGTGAAGAAGAACTATTGGAATACCTGAATACATTATCAGCGGAAGAACGGGCAGAATACTGGCGTCAACGCAATTCAGACGCCGCCCTCACCCCACAACCAAAGGACCAGAGCCATGGATGATCTGAGCCTGTATAATGCACTATTAGCCGATCTCAACAAAGCAACCTCTGCATGGCTTGGCGATCTATCTACTGTTGAAAGCGCAAATTCATATAAAGCCAAAACCTTGCTCGCCGCCGGCTGGACCAAGCGGCCGGAAGCCGCCCCCTCCACCCAGCAACCGCCATCCGAGGGCGTGCCGGAACCCGAAGATGCCGAAGGGGTCGCAGAGCGCCAAGTTGGCCGCTACGTCTACCGCCGCATCTCCAAACTCATGGACGCCGAGCCCGGCACGCCTGAAGGCGAGGAACTGCTATTCCTCGCGGATATCGCTTCGCAAGTTGAGGATTATGGTGAAGAGGCTTGTGGCGATCACGATTTAGGCGTCCCCGCGCCAGCCGTACAGGAGCAAGAGCTTGATTCGACCGCACTTGAAATGGCGGCCCTGGAAATAGTTGAATTGTATCGGGGAGACGGTGGTTTTTGTGGATTAAAAGCGGCGGAAGAACAAGCGCGACGCACATTGCGTGCTTATTTCGCCGCCCTCCGCACCCGGGGAGGCGAGTGATGGCTGAGATCACGCGGGAGGAGATAGCCAAGATCATTAAGGCGAAAATTCAGGTTTATTTTTCTAATTCAAGGGCTACCGGTTTAATTGGATTTAACGACGCCGCCGACGCCATCCTTGCCCGGCTGGGCGGCGGGTGGAGGTCCTGCCGAAATGACCCGCCGGAAGTAGGCGTACATGTTTGGGCTTGTGATGGCCCCAGCAAGTGCCCTCAATCCCAATACGAAGCGTGGATAGAATACAATCCAATTCACGGGGAGGTTTGGACAGATTGGGCCGATAGCGAGCCTAATCCTGCCTACTGGCAACCTCTTCCCGCACCCCCAAAGGAGAGCGAGTGATGCAAGCTTTTTTCGGTGACCCAGGCCAAAACGTTGATCCTGAAGCTTCCGCCGAAATCCTCGAATCCGATTCTGCATGTCTAACTGATGCCCCCATTTCCCCAAATGGGCCTAACGCCGACCTGATCGCCCGGCTACAGGCCGCAGAGGCCAAAGTCGCCGACCTTGAGCGTGCGTTGGGATGTGAGCAGCGGGTGCTAGTCGCTGAGGCCGAAGCGCACCTTAAAGCGCTTTCCCGCGAAGCTGAAGCTGTCAAGCGGATAGCGGAGCTAGAGGAACAGGTCGCCGACCAAGTTTCCACCATAAAAGACAACATCCTAACCATCACGCGGCTCGCCCGTGAAGCTGGAGAGGCAAAGGGCAAGCTGGAGATGTCGGATGCCGGCGAGTCACCGAAAGCCATGACCGTGAAGGGTGATTGATGGCATTAACCCAGCTATCTCCCTCAATCCCAATGTCAACCCCTCACGGTATCGGCTACGCTTTCGCAGTAATTGACTATTCTCAGGAACACCATCTTCTCTGGGTAATTGCAATAGAGTCTTCAGGCGAAATTTGGTGCGTTCCGAATCCGCAATGCCGTGTCCTTCCCAACTATTCCCTTTCCCTAAAACCGCCAGCAACCGACCCATCTCAATCACACGGCAATCGATCCATCCCCGATCCTGGAAACCTTGCTTGACAGCCCGGCCAAATGCGCCCATATTAAAAGTCGCCAACCGGCCCCAAAGGATAGATACCAATGCCGCAGATTCACGATTCCACCCCGCGCGATGAAATAACCATTGCCGGACATATCCACACCGTTCCCCACCCGTACCACGAAGGGCACGTTCTCACCGCGAACGAGGCCAAGGCCTTAAACCAAACTTTCGGCGAGAATCTACGCAACAACCTCGCTTCAAAGCTCAAGGAGCTTCTCGAAGCCGGCAACTACGAAGCCGCTTCCTTCCAAGCCACTGTCGACGACTACGCGAAGACCTACGAGTTCGGTCAGCGTTCCAGCGGCAGCGCTCGTGGCCCACGCCTCGACCCTGTGGCGAAGGAAGCCCTGGACCTGGCTAAGGCAAAGCTCACCGAGGCTCTGCGCAAGAAGGGCAATTCCCCCTCGGACATGTCCGCAGCGGATTTCACTTCCCTGGCGAAGCAAATTCTCGAGAAGCATCCTGCGCTCATGGAACTCGCCCGCGAGCGTGTCGCAGCGGTGCAAGCCGTCGCCGATATCGAGATCGAAGGCCTTTCGGAAAATTCCCCTTCCGAAGAGTCTTCGAAGCCGCAGCGCAAAGCGAAAGCTGCGTAGTGGCGATCCCCGCCGGGAGTGGTGACTCCTCCCGGCGGGATTTTTTAATTCCATAGACATTCCTGTGGAATTCAAAAATCCCTGAGGCTTGCCACCTTGCTCGAATATCTCTACCAAGCGCTCCGCGCCGATATCGGAATAGTTCTTCGTTCTGATAACGCCCAGCTTCTGCAACAGCGCCTATACCGCGCAAGGACAGAAGCTGGCGACGAAGCCCTCGCATGTCTGTCTTTCGTCCCATCGCCGACAGACCCTTCGCAACTCTTTATCCTTAAAAGGAGGCCTAATGGCAATTCGGAAGGAGTCTGAGCCACTTCAACGGGTTACACTTTCGCTTTACAAGAAGGACTACCAGCGGATGCTGGACATATACCCTGTAGTCGGGGCAGCGAAAGTTATCCGAATGCTTGTTCACCAGCACGTTTCTAACCTTTCCCAGAAAATCGAAGATAAACTTGAACTGATAGAAGAACTGGAGCTTGAAATTGACTGAAGAAGAACCTTCCCCAACATCCATTTCCGACCTCATGGCCAAGGACCCTTTACATCTCACCAAAGCCGATAGGTCCAAGATCATCGCCTACTACCGCGAGAACCGAAAAAAATTCATCGCAGGGAATAAAGCCGCTGGTCAGCCGGAGAAACCGCCGAAGCCAACGAAACGGCCGAAGATCCAGCTTTCCCTAGACGACTTGGACATATAACCATGAATCAGCTTGCCAAAGCTTCAGCCGAAAGAACAAACTTTGTCGAAGGAACCTGGCTTCAGCACTCCTGGGACAGCACGTCTCTTGGAGAACTTAAAACCTGTCCTCGAAAGTATGAATATACCATTATCCGAGGTCTTCGTCCGCGAGGGGAATCTGTGCATCTCCGGTTCGGCATTGTGTTCCACAGCGCACTGGAAACATACGACAAAGTCCTTGCCCTTGGAGCTGATGAAGAAGCTGCCCTGGACGAAGCGCTCGCGCACGCGCTGGAGAAGACGTGGGACCGGACGGAAGAGTACACCGGACCTTGGATTTCGGACCACAGTGCTAAAAACCGAGAGAACCTCATCCGCTCGGTCCTTTGGTATCTGTTCCACTACTCCCCCGATCCCGCAAACACCATTATCCTGTCTAACGGAAAGCCAGCGGTTGAGTTATCTTTCAAAATGGAGAGCGGATACAAATCCTTAGACGGAATAGACTTCATCCTTTCCGGGCACCTAGACCGCATGGTAACATACGCCGACGACACCTTTGTCATGGACAGGAAAACAACAGGTTCCGGTCTCACTCCCTACTACTTCTCCCAATTCAACCCAGATAATCAGATGTCTCTTTACTCCCTCGCCGGCCGGATAATTTTCGAAACTGCTGTTTCTGGCGTCATAATCGACGCGGCGAAGGTGATGGTCGGTTTCACAGAGTTCGGCCGCGGCATAACTACCAGAACCAAAGGGCAGCTAGACGAGTTTCTCGAAAACACATACTACTGGTTCGACCTCGCCCAGCGCTTTGCTGAACAAAACTTCTGGCCAATGAATGAGAAGTCCTGCGGAAACTATGGCGGATGCGCGTTCCGCGGAGTCTGCTCCAAGGACCCAGAGGTGCGAGAAATGTTCATCCGATCAGATTTTGAAGTTCATTTCTGGAACCCATTGGAGTCGAGATGACAGAACAAGTTCCTATTTCTGTAGCTCACCAAAACCAATCTATCCAAATGGAGGTGAAATCAACAACAGCGACAAAGGCTCATCTTGAGTCCCTCGACGGAGAAGTTAAAGCCATTCTTCCTCTTCAAGCCTACGGCTTTCTTTCGACCGGGGATCGAGCTTTGGTATCGATCGTCGTAACCTGTATTAAAGTCCAGGAAAAGAAACCCAGCGGACTTATCATTCCAGATTCTAAACTTCTAATGTAGGAGATAGATGTGAAAACAGTGCAACCTCATCCAGTACGTGCCTGAGCCACTTGACGACGAGATCCCCTTATAATGCCCTCCCTTTCCCAGCTCAAAACATCTACCCTCGTAAAGGGCCTTTACCTCGGCGATCCAGGTTCCGGCAAAACCGGTTCCCTCGTTTCCCTCCTCAAGGCCGGATACAAACTCCGAATATACGACTTCGACAATCTTCTCGGTTCTCTAATCCAGTTTGCAGCGAAGGAATGTCCTGACAAAATGGACAACGCTCTTGCTCAGACATTCACAGACAAGATGAAAGGAAACGCAAATCCTGTTATGATGGTCGGCGGAACTATGAAAGTAATGCCTTTCGTAGACGGACAGCCGAAAGCTTTCATCAACGCTATGAAGCAACTAACCCACTGGAAAACAGACACGGAAGACCTCGGCGAGCCTTCTTCCTTCGGACCCGACACTGTTGTCGTCATCGACACGCTTACTACTCTTTCGGCAGCGGCTTTTCGCTACGTCCAAGCTATGAACCCAGCGGCAAAGGACCAGCAAGCGTATTTCTATTCCGCTCAGCAACTCGTTATCGAGGTACTTTCCCTTCTATTTTCCGAACAGTTCTCCACCAACGTCCTCGTTCTTGCCCACGTGGACTACACAACAAACCATCTCAGCATCCAAAAAGGATTCCCCCGCAGCATCGGTAGTGCGCTCAACTCGAAGATAGGTTCCTACTTCAACTGCGTTATTCTAGCCGAAACTGTAGGGAATAAGAGGTTAATCAGAACCAATTCCAACGGCCTGATTGACCTCAAATGCCCGGTGAGTTTCAAACTCCCCGAAACCCTGCCTCTGGAATCTGGCTTAGCCACGTTCTTCGAGGCAATCCGCAACTAACAGGAAAAACAAATGGCTGACTTCTCTGCAATACTTTCCAAAAAAGCCGACGAAATTGTAAAACCTCCGGTTCGTCCAGCAGGAACATACCTTTCCGTCGTACAAGGCGCTCCTTCTTTCAACACGGTGAACACGAAAGACGGGGAGAAGCCCGTTATCCAGTTCAAGATCAAGCTTATCTCCCCCCAAGCCGACGTCGATCCCGATCAGCTTTCTGAACCGGGTCTCGGCGAAGTTACTTCCTGGGCCCCGCTCAATAAGGACTTCTGGGTAGATTCTCCCGCCGGCGAATACGCTTTGACAGAGTTTCTCGAAAACGTCCTCGACATTCCTAAGAAAGGAAAGTCTGTCGCAGAGATGCTTGCCGAGTCTCCCGGAAAACAACTCATGGCCACGGTGATCCACAAGCCGGGGCAAAATCGCCAAACCGGAGAAGCCGAAATCTACGCTAATCTCGGCGCCTGCGCTCGGGCATAGCCCGTCTGCGCAACCTGCATAGTGGTTGGGTTGGCGGGCTACCGCTTTTATTTCGTCGGGGGGAACAATGACTACCGGACAATTCGCTTCAGTTGAAATCTCTTCAATTCAAATCATTCGTTCTGAACGTACCCGCCGGGAACTTCGGCCGGAAGATATTCGATCTCTCGCAGATTCAATTCGCGATCGAGGTCTAATCCATCCACCTCTTGTCACACGCGATCTAGTCCTGATCGCCGGAGAAACTCGACTTGAGGCCTGCCGCAGTCTCGGATGGACTTCCATATCCGTCCAGTACGCAGATACCGCCGACCCGAAGGAACTTCTCGCTCTTGAACTCGAAGAGAATGTGAAGCGGAAGGATATATCTTGGCAAGATCAGGCCATCGCTCTAAAGCGGTTCCACGATCTTCAAAAGGAACTCCACCCCGACGGATGGTCAACCTATAAAACAGCCGAAGCTATAAACCTTTCCCAAGCCTTCGTGTCTCAGCACATCGCCGTAGCAGAGGAACTAGAGTCCGGCAATGAAAGAGTTATTTCAGCCCCAAAGTTCTCCGTCGCTTCCGGCATCACTTCTAGAGTTAGAGAACGCCGAGCGGCTGACGAGCTTGCTTCTTTGGGGACCGGTTTGGATAAAGGTTCGAGTTCAATCCTCACCGCAGATTTTCTTTCTTGGGTTGAGTCCTATTCAGGACCTTCGTTCAATCTTATCCACTGCGACTTTCCCTACGGAATAGGTGCGGATACTTTTAACCAGGCTTCGGCCGATCTCCGCGGAGGATATGATGATACTCCAGAGACGTACTTTACGCTTCTTGAAACTCTGTGTAGAAATAGAGATAAACTCATGGGTGAATCAGGTCATCTTATCTTCTGGTTTTCCATGCAGCACTATTCAAAAACGCTCGACATACTCAACAACTATTTTCGAGTGGAAAGTTACCCTCTTGTTTGGCATAAGTCGGACAATAAGGGCACTCTTCCAGACCCAACCAGGGGTCCCCGCCGTGTTTACGAAGTCGCCTTCTTTGCCTCGCATGGAGATAGAAAAATACTTCAGTCTGTCGCTAACACATTCTCAGGCCCGACAGTTAGGTCGGCGGATCACATGAGTGAAAAGTCTCAAGACATGCTTGAGCACTTCTTCCGCATGGTCGTGGACAGTAAAACCAGAATTTTAGATCCGACCTGCGGAAGCGGTTCAGCAATCCGGGCAGCGAAGCGCCTCGGCGCCGAGTTCTTTCTTGGTCTAGAAAAGAATCCCGACTTCGCCTCCGCCGCGCAAAAGGCTTTGAAAGAAAATGTCTGACACATTCCGCATAGCGATCATCGGAGAGGCCTATGGCGAAACAGAAGAGCAATACAGACTCCCGTTCGTTGGACATGCCGGACAGGAACTCACCCGAATCCTTGCCGACGCCGGAATTTCTCGTTCCCATTGTTTCATCACTAACACATTTAACCTGCGACCTGCCCACAACGATATTGAAACTCTTTGCGTGCCGAAAAGTTCTCCTGATCGTATTCCGGGGAGAGGTCCGTTTGCTCCGGGCAAGTATTTCAGACAGGAGTATTATCCGGAGATTGCTCGTCTGTATAGCGAACTGGAAGCAGTCAGACCTAACGTTGCAGTGTTACTGGGAAACACAGCCTGTTGGGCTTTACTTGACAGAACCTCCATCTCTAAAATACGAGGAACAGTTTCGTATTCACCTATTCTTCCCTGGCTCAAATGTCTCCCAACCTACCACCCGGCAGCAATCCTTCGTCAATATGATCTGCGCCATGTTACAGTACTCGACTTCGTAAAAGCGAAGTTAGAGTCAGAGTTTCCCGAAGTCCGCCGTCCCAGACGGGAAATTTGGATAGAGCCGGAAGTCGAAGATATACACCTTTTCAAGAAAGATTATATAGATGGCTGTAAAGTCCTTTCCTTCGACATCGAAACAGCTTTTGAAGAAATCACTTGCATTGGTTTTTCTCCTTCTATTGACCGCGCTTTGGTTGTTCCTTTTGTGGACGTCCGAAAACCTGGATGCAATTATTTCCAAACTTTTGAAGAAGAGCTTTCCGCTTGGAGCGCTGTAGCAGATATCCTTTCCGGCCCCGAGCCGAAAGTCGGCCAGAATGGTCTTTACGATATCCAGTACCTTTGGATGAAATACGGAATCCCTGTTAATAACTATTGCGAAGATACCATGCTTCTTCACCATAGTTTATTTCCAGAGTCTCCAAAGGGACTTGACTTCCTTGGCAGTGTTTACACAAATGAAGCTGCTTGGAAGACTGAGCGACCGAGAGGAAAGCACACTATTAAAAGGGAAGATGAATAATGCCTGCAGGCCGCCCGTCAAACGTCTACGGAAGAGTTAATCCTGACAGCGGATTAACTACCTATGGGGAAATTCTCTACTTCATGGAAGCTGGTCGATGGTATAGCGCTACGGAATTGAAAGAGTGCGTTCCGCAGTTATCGACCGAAAGGGTTCTTTCTCTTTTAAGAGGCATGGCTTCAAAAGGAATGTTAGAAGAAATAAAAAATACTTCTCCATATCCTCAAACTAGGGTATTCTGGAGAAAAATTGTATGAGAAAATACTTCACCGATGGAAGCGAGAATCTTCCAGCTTCTGGCGCAACGGAAAAGCTTTGGATCTACAACGGTTTAGACTGTTGCGTAACCCTTGAAGTTCTTAACGCAGTTAAACCCCAGCTTAACGAAGTCACTTCTAGAGTCTACGACTTCGCCAGAGCCCTCCAGGCCCCGATCCTCGAAATGGAATGTCGGGGACTTCTTGTAGACAAAAGCAAAAGGAACGAAGTTTATGAGCAACTATCTTTACAACTCAAGATCGTTCACGATTCGCTTGCTGAAATCCTGTCTGAAGGTCTTGGAGTTGAAAACCTTAACCCCTCTTCCCCAGCTCAACTCAAACAGCTCTTCTATGAAACACTTGGACTTCCTCCTGTCCGAAATAGAAAAGGAGTTACAACGGATAGAAAAGCTCTCGAACGACTCCGAGGATACTTCCAAGCCGAGTGCATCTGCAACCACATTCTCCTCATCCGAGATATCAATAAAAAGCTTGGAGTTCTACGTACAGGCATTGATTCCGATGGAAGGATCAGAACGTCATATAACATTGCTGGCACCGATACCGGAAGACTATCTTCCTACGCTTCAGCATTTGGCTCGGGAACAAATTTACAAAACATTACCGGAGAACTCCGCTACATCTTCGTCGCCGATCCAGGAAAAAAGCTCGCCTACATCGACCTCGAACAAGCCGAGTCGAGAGCAGTTGGAGCTATTATATGGAACCTCTTCCGCGACGGCCGATACCTCGACGCCTGCGAAAGTGGAGACTTACACACAATGGTCTGCCAGCTTTGCTGGCAGGACCTCCCATGGACTTCCGATCCAAGCGAAAATAAACTCATTGCCAAACAACCGTTCTACCGCCATTTCGACTATCGCGATGCCGCTAAGCGTCTTGGGCACGCTACTAATTACTTTGGAAAACCACCGCACATCGCGAAAGAGGTTCATATTCCTCAGCCGCTCGTCGAGCAATTCCAGCAGAAATATCTTCCAGCTTTCGGGATTAGTACATGGCACAACTGGGTACGTAGTAAACTTTTTCGAGATGGATTCATCAACACTTTTATGGGACGCCATCGTTGGTTTTTTGGCAGAAGGACAGACAGCGAAACAATCCGGGCCGCAATTGCGTTTGAACCTCAAAGTGCTGTCGCAGATTATCTCAACCGAGGATTATTTCAAGTGTGGAGATCTAACCTTGTTGAACTTAATCTCCAGGTGCACGATGCAATAGTATTCCAATACCCGGAGGAAAAAGAAAATGAGATAATTCCTCAAGTCCAGAAGCTTCTCGAGATAGAAATCCCCCTCATGCACGGTCGATCTTTCCGCATACCTACCGAAGCTTTTGTAGGTTGGAATTGGTCGTATTCCCGCAACGCGAAGAAAGAGTTAATCAATCCCGATGGCCTCGAGCTTTTCACAGGAAACGATACCAGGAAACGCTCAACGCCGACTTCATTCCTTCATCGACGGTTTTCTTGAACTGACAGACGGTATCCAGTCGCCGCTTCTTTTTAGAAAGTGGGCTGCGATCTACACCGTCGCTTCTGTTCTTGAAAGAAAAGTCTGGATAAAAACTCGGCGTGGACCTATGTATCCAAACTTGTATGTCCTTCTCGTCGGAGGTCCAGGGATAGGTAAGTCTGAATCTCTTCACCAGGTAATGAAACTTCTAGACTCCGTCCCGGATATATTCCTTGCCCCAAGTTCTGTATCTCGAGCATCGCTTATCGATGAACTTTCGGAGGCCCATCGGCAAATTCTTCGGCCGATGGACACGCCCCCGCTCACACAGTTTAACTCTCTCAGCGTCGTTGCCTCAGAGTTCGGAACATTCCTATCCGCTTACGATGGGGAGTTCATGTCTACCCTTAACCATCTATTCGACTGCGAACGCTATAAAGAAAAGAAGCGGTCGATGAAGAATAAGATAGAGATGCCTAATCCCCAGCTCAATATAATTGCCGGAACAACTCCAGCTTGGCTCGGAGCATCCCTTCCTCCGACAGCTTGGTCAGAGGGTTTCGCTTCCCGCCTTATCATGATTTACTCGGGCGAGCGAGTTAGGATAGATATGTTTGCAGATGCGGAGTCTGACGAAGCAATTCGGTCCGCTTGTATAGAAGACTTAAAATCTATTTTTGAAATGTTCGGCCAGTTTGTCTTCACCCCGGACGTTGCGGAAGCTTTCTATGCATGGCAGGAACTTGACTTCGCACCTGTGCCAGACCATCCAAAATTAGAACACTATATTCCTCGCCGCCACACACATTTTTTGAAAATCTGTATGGTAATGTCTGCGGCTAGATCTTCCGAACTTATAATCCGTATGGAAGACTACCAAAAAGCTATGGACTTTTTTCTTGAAGCTGAGGCAGAAATGCCAGAAGTCTTCAAAGCGCTTCGGTATAACTCTGATGGAAACGTCATAGACGAAGCTTTTAATTTTGTATACACTACTTTCGCGAAAGAAAATAAACCTATTTCAGAACACAGAATAATGAACTTTCTTCTTCAGCGTATGCCCGCGCACAATGTCGCCAAGTGTCTCGACATAATGCTACAATCGGGGATCATTGAAGTAGCTGAAATCGGAAAAGGTCTTGGCGGGAGGAATACATATCGACCTCCCGCCAAGCGTTAGTTACAGTACTTATTCCGTGCCGCGTTATTACTCAAGATTTGGTTAATCGTTTCTTGAGTATCATTCTTTCCCGAGTAACTCAAGTCTTTCCAGACAAGACAAACTTCAGGAGTTGTCCCTGTTGTTTGGGTCGGTGGACTCGAAATTTGCGACGCGCACCCCGGAAGAAGGAATAGAAGAAGCAGCGGTAGAAGCAGCTTGGACACGAGCATTATCCTCTTCAAAAGCTTCAGCCGTAGCTTTATTCAAACCAACTTGTTCTGCTTCAGTCACCGCCGCAGGTTTCCTGTTCAGGAATAAAGAAACTATTCCCAAAAAGAAGCTTACAACAGCGCTCCACATTCAAGAAGTCGCAGCAGGAGTTGAAGCTGGAGCGATCGTCGCAATGATCTGCGACTCGATGAGAGAGATCATAGTAGGAGAAAGAAACGAACACTTCGCTTCAACAAGCGCACCGAGTGCATCGACTGCCCAGGTTACCAGCGAAGTATATCCTGGGATTTGTTCAAAGAAAGCAAGATCCGTCTTCAAGTCCTGCGAAGCTTGAGTTACAAACTGCGCGGGAGTGATCTTCTTTTCAGCAAGCTGAGTTACAAGAGACATGTTTTAACCCTTAGCTGTTGTGGTGACTATTCCTTGTTTTCCTTCATCGGTAGTCACCGGAACCGAAGAAGAAACTCTACTTCCATTGCTCATCCAGCCGAGAATACCTACAGCGACAGCTTCTGGAAGATTAGCTTGTCTTGTCACAAAAAGAACTGCAATAGCAATAGCTGTGACGCAGATGAGTGCCAATGCATTGGCACTATTACCCCCGAAAAAATTCATGGTGTCCGATCCTCGCTACAAATTTAGACTGATTTGCCCAAGCGGGCGGTTCGGAAACTTCAGGATTATAATATAAAACCGTATCGTTTGTCAACAGGTTATAAGAACTTCCACTATAAGTTCTGGAAGTAACAGCATTCCAAGAAGATAGGCAATCGTTCCATTGATCTGAATCCAAGGCTTGAGTGTATAGTTTCTGCGCCTCTTCCAAAGCTTCTTCAAAATTAAATACATTCTGTTCATATTTTCCATTTTCCATTGCAAACCAAAAACCAGAGAACTGAAACTTTCGCAGTACTGTTCCTTGAACTGTTCCATCAGAAGAATATTTTAAAGTCATCCTGTTAAGTATTACTCGAGCAACTCCAGCTTTCCCGTCAATAGGTTCTCCTCTTGCTTCGTCCCAAATACAAGTTGCGGCTAGTTCTTCATCAGTCATAATGGTCATGGCTTGGCGCTCTTTATCGGTCACGTTTGCCTCCGGAATGGAGCCTTCGCTTTTGTAGGGAGGCGATCAGCCGGGCGTCCCGTGCCTCGCGCTGTTTGAGATCAGCGATTTCGGCTTGCTGCTTTTTGACGATGTCATGAAGCTCCTGGATCGCCCGGGTGAGCTTCCAGATGTCTGGCTGATCGACGGACAACATGGTTCCGGCCGCGTTCTCTTTGTCGGCGGGAATCAAGTCGTCTTCGACCTCGTGAACCATCTCAGGATGAATCTTCTGAAGCTTTTGTGCGATCGGCCCCACCGTGATTTCGCCCGTCGCGTCGATCTTATAGCGGTCAATGGGCAAGCTGTTGATGTAGGCCAGCTCGTCGCCATCCAATCCGTAATCAGTTTTGAGCCGCGCATCCGAAGAGCACGACCAATTGAACCCCGACGTCGAAGGCGTGCCGTTGCAGACCGCGGCGGAATTGGTCGCCGACAGGATCGCTCCCGAAAGCGTGCTGTCACCTGCGGTGAAAGCGCTGTCCCACATCGTGCCGGAGTAGCTTGCTACCAAGCCCGTAGAGGTTTGCGGCGTGTAAAAGTGCGTGTGGGAGTTACCGACCCGGTACACCGTCGTGTCTTGGGTGTAGTCCGCTATCCCGGCGTCGCTTATGCTGGACGCGCCTCCGGGATTGTTACCCATCATAATGCCCGCATGATATATGGTGCCTGCGCTGGAGTTGACGAGGTACAAGGCAGCCAGGTTAGGGTATACCCCCGCGCTCGAATTGCCGACGCCGTCGATGAGGAAGCCGCTAACTTGCGTTGCGCAGCCAGTGTTGGGGGCCCAAGGGACGCCAGGATCGCAACTAGCGTTTCCGGCCACCATTTCCATAACTTGGCCGTTCTTCGCGCCCGGCTGGAACATCGTGGCCAGCGACATGCCCCAACAAGTCGGTGCGCCCGACAAGCAATTGTTGGCGACGTACAGCGATCCGCCCTCGGCCCCAGACGTGCTGTTGGCGTTGGTAGTCGTGCTTATCATCGAGCCCCATTGGGACTTATTCCCCCCGGCTACGGTCGACGATATCTGGCAAGAGGCCGCTGTCGGACTGTTGCTGTCAAAGTTGACGGGGCAGCTCAAAGTGTTTGTTGATCCTGTCTCGTAAATGGGCTCCGGAAAGGTGTCCTTGGTCGAGCCCAAATACGCAATTTGGGTTGGCGTCCCCGTGCCGCTAGGCTGTTGATAAAAAGCAAACCCAGAAGGGTCGCCCAGATTAGTCTCGTTGAGAAAATCCACCTCAGCCTGGCCGCCGGTTGCGTTCCAGGCAACGCCCAATCCCCCTGCGGAAGTGCCCGCCGGAAAAGTGGAAGAGTTGCTTGAACCCAAATACTGCCAGCCGCTTCCGTAGAAGCTCTCCAACGTGCCGTTAACTGGGCCGATGAAATTAGCGCCTGCAAGCGCGGCATATCCGGTAGTAACGTTGCAAGAAGACTGCAGGCTGAAGACGGTGCCAGAAAGTTGAAGGCAACTTCCGGCCGAGTACGTAGCGCTGGAATTGGCTAATGGCGTTCCGTTTACCAGCGGCGTATAATTAAAGTTAGCCTGGCCGTTGAATATATAACCTCCGTTGCAGTTGAAAGTTAAAGAGCCTAAAAGGCCAGAAGTTGATCCGCCAGAAGGCGAAATAACGCAATCATTAACGCCGTTTCCAGAGGTGTAAAAAACAATAAAAGGACTATTTACAGCGTTTTTATTTCCCAAATAAAGGGAAGCGCCAGATGCCTTTAACTGTATTGATCCATTTCCACCGATGATGTAATTATAATTAGGCGCACCCGTTCCGGTACCAACTGGACCATTAATATTATTGGTCGATGAATTCGTAAAATACACCGTGTTATTAATTGATCCGCCGCTGACCGGCAAATAGTTGGCCGTTAAGCCACTGTAACTGGCTAAGCCGCCTCCCGAGTCCACGGAGTTTCCCAGAGCGGCCAAGACGCCCGAGCCCGTGGATGTGCCGGCTAATGCACCCCCACTATTGATTTGAATTTGGCCGTTAAGACCTGCGGCTCCGCTTCCACCGCAGCTTCCCCCTACCAAGCACGGCGTACCGCCGATCGCTGTGTCTACTTGAGAAGCCGTCAGCCCCGTAGCTGCTGAAATGTTTATGGTGGGCGTGCCGATTGCGCCCCCATAAGTCACCAAACCTCCAGCGGTGTTTACGGGGTTCGCCGCCGCTGTGAGCACGCCAGTTCCTGTGCCCATGAGGCCTGACAAGGGTGCTGCGCTGGCCGTTGTGGCCGTGGCCGCATTGCCTGTGACGTTGATGCCCCACGTACCGCTTGCGCCTGAGCCTGTGGGCGTCGGCGGCGTGTAGCCAAGAGCAGTTATTACTTCCGAAGACTGAAGTCCCGTTGCGTTAGTTAAATTAATGGCCGAAGGTGTTCCCAGGTTAGGTGTAATTAAATTGGGACTGTTTAACGTGGCCCCAGAAGCTAGAACTGCATTTCCAGTTCCAGTTGTTCCAATCTCTCCCAGAAGCCCTCCAGCATTGACTTCAATATTTCCAGAAGTTCCTCCCTGAATACTTGTAGACCCTACAGAAATAGAACTTGCAGAAGCGGTTGAACCTTCGTATTGAAGTTGCTGAATTTGAAGTTCCAGCCAATCCGCAATTTGCTCTATCGTGTGCGGATAGAAGGATTGATTTAAAACCGCAGTTGGCTGTGTGTAAGGAACAGCTCGAGTTATAGTGATAGTGTTTCCGCTAGCCAAAGGCACACCAAGAGGTGCGTATGTTACAATTCCTCCCGTTGCGTTTCCAACACCAGAAATTGTGTAGGCTGTAGAAGATAGATTAGTAACTATGCCAGTTGCGGTATTTGTAACTTGAACAACTACTGCGGGAGTAGTTGTTCCTGCTTGATATGGAATCAAGAAATTATAAGAAAACGAAGTTGTAACTCCATTTCCTTGAAGGGTAGTTGTATACGCACTCGTGGCTACAGTTGCTTTCGCAGGTGCACAATACCCCAAAACCAAATACACCAAAGCCAAAGCTGGACAGAGTAAAAAAGCTTTAAAAGATTTCTTCATTTCGAGTTCTCCATTTTAGCTTTTATCCTGTCTTGCCGACGAACAAGCATATCTTCCGCTTTAGCTTCAAGCGTTTCCTGATCCTTCTGCGGACCTCCTACAATTCCTGTTACAAAGCCCCAAGGCGAAGCTGGGCGTTCCCGACCTGTTGCAAAATCAGAAATATACTGTCCTGCTTTTCCTACCGTGTGTCCTGGAAATTTTCCAGCAGAAAACCAACCAACAGTATCTAGTGCGTGTTCAATAAATCTCGGCGGAACCTGTCCGTCGTGATCATGCCAATACGCAGTATCTTTGGCCGTTTGATAAACTGACTTACCTGCTTGCACAATTCCGGTTCCCGAGTCGTCTTCACCGAGCGCCGCGGCGACGAACTGGTGTAGAAGAGGAATACCAGAAAATGGCTGATAAATCAAGGCTTTTGCCAAACCAGCAACCCAGGTCTCTGCTTTTTTCCTTTGGCCTTTAGTCACTTCTTCAATTATAGCTGTAATGAGAATGTAAGCAAAAGTATTTCCTGCCGCATAGGCAAAGTCTCTTCTTGCTCCAGCATAATCTCCTTCGCCGGCTTTCTTCGCGCCGGAGCCTATAGCTTGAGGAATTTCCCGTGTCCGATTATACATGTGGTTAAATAAAGTTAGAAACCGATTAGTCATTGCCCAAAGCTGCCCCGGCACATCGTTACTGGCCCGGAGTGCCGTTGGCTGATCTATCTTTCCGCCTGATCCGTGGGCTTGCCGGACTGCCTGGTCGGCAAGTCGAAACGCCCGTTCAGGATCAGGATTTTGTGCCAGGGCCCGTGCTTCCGCTGCAAGCCAAGTTGGAATTGCAGAGAACTGATCCGACCAGCCAACAAGGTGGAAAGCATACTTTCCAACCAGGCTCATTACTCCCTGTTTCTCAAGAAGGTTCAGGTATGCTGTGCGGGCCTGTTCATTTGCGTTGAGAAGGCGATGACGAATTTCTGGTGAGTTCTTACTTACATAGTCTATAAGCTTTAAATCTTTTGCCAATCGCTGATACTGAGAAAGAAGTGGAACCAATCCAACCTCATTCACACTTGCAGCAAATGCGCCGCTAGCGTGCTTCATCAGTGTTTTTACCGAGTACCCGATGAAGTTTGTCATAGTTGAATTGTTTATATTATTCAACATGTTGGAGACAAAGTCGTTTTTGTTCAGACTCGTTCCTTCTGCCCCGGCAATGGCTCTTAGCCAACAGTCTATTTGAGGCAAGTATTCCGGGCCATACCTGAAAGCTATAGCTTTTCTAACCGCACTGTCAGTTAAAATTTTATTAGCGTTTATCAGCACATCTCGGTAAGCTAGATCATGAATGACTTGATTAAGGCGGTAATGCACCCCATCTAAGTTCATCCGAACCGGAGAAGCAAATCCAGTTCTTTCCTTGGCGTAGCTGTTACTCGGCGTGGCCCGGATATAGTCCTTCTGTCCCAGAAACTCCATTGGGTCCATTTGATCCCGGACACTTTTCGGAAGCGACTCGTAGTCGTAAAGTACGGGGAAGTATCCTCCGGAGAATTTACCAAAGGAAGTTTTAACTTCCCGCGGAACAACAAAGCTCGGAGCAACTCCAGTTCTTGCCCTGTACTGCTGTTCAATTTCCGGCTGAAGTTTACCAAAGGCATCCCAAATTCCTTGGGCAAACTTCCACCCTTGCTCTGTCATCCGCGTCATAATCATTTTTTCAGTAGCAACCGGATCGAAATTAAACCCACGGTTAAACTTGTCCCAAGCTGCAGCGTCGCCGTAGTGCAGCGCGGCGATTAGAATATCCTTGTTTGTTCCGAACAACCTGTTTCCGTCACTGTCGAGGAATGCAGGTTCTTCAACCCGAACCTTCAACCAACTGTCAAAACCTTTTCCAAGTTCTTTATTCAAGTCGTGGAAGTGTTGCGCCAGTTCAACTCGTCTGTCATCTGACCAACCCTTCCGGGATTGGATATCCATGACGATGGAATTAGCAACACTGTCTGGATCTCTTCCGCCGAGGTCGAGAAACAATTGTTCCGCGCGGACTAACCAAGCGTCGGCGAATCTTCGGGAACTTTCAACTTTATTTAGCCAAGTTGGATTTTGAATTTCCTGCCGATCTATATACTTTTCCCTAAGCTCTAGCCGATGAACGAAATCGAAAATAGCCTTCTGCAGTTCTATTTCTTCTTCACCCTTTTTAAATAAACCTTCAAGTCTTCCCTGAGTCGCAAGAGAAGAAATCATTTGTTGAAGACCAGTGAATTCTGAAACAAGCAGTTTCGAAGGTCCATCTGCAGGAAGAACCCGCGCATTTATCAAATCTGCGCCTTCAGTAATCTTACTGTTGATAAAGTCCGTTAGAGACTTTCCACCGAGACCTTTTTCTAGATCGACTCGGTTTCGATTTATTGGATAGCCTATTTGATTTAACGTGGCGTGAATGTGGTTTAGATATTCTTGGGACAGACCCTCGATAGTTGAATTTCTTGCAAAACGCGCCCACTGTTTTTCCGTTTTACTAAAAAGCTTATTCAAGTCGTGAGACATTTGAAGCATGTGACTGTTTATTAGCTGTTGCGTCTTAGCCTTAAACGCTTCGGGAACTTTACCTTTCAGCAAAGCTACTTCCGCATTCCGACCTGTCCGCATAGCAGTACGTTCAAAGTCTTTAATCCGCAGCGCCGAGCGAACTTCCATTCCATCGAAAAGCTGCTGCGCGCGGTTCGTAATGTCTGCTTCTTCAAACGGCCGACCGATTTGTTTTGAAAGAGCTTTTAGTTCCTGGGCAAGAAAATCTGTAAGCTTCGGTGTGTTGAGCGCTTCACTCGCGGCTTGTTTAATTTCCTCTGGAGTAATTCGATAACCGAGTTCATCCCGAACTCGGTTCGCAGTCTCTTCCTCGACAAGAGATTTGAAATGTCCCCGAGCATCATTCCCAGAAAAGGTTTGAGCCAGTTGTAATTCTTTTAACTGCCGAAGCATGTCCTCGCCGGAAGAGAAACCAAACTCATCCGCGATCGTATCTAGATCCGCTCCGTGGAAAGTTCCCCGAGCGTCCGCAATTTCACTTTTAGCGGTAAACCACTTCGCTGGAAGTTCCTTGACTACGTTTTCGCCAAAGGCGTCAACAGCGTCCTGCCTACCAAGGCGGACTTTTGAAGTTGGTTCTTCAAGCGGGGTTTTTGCGTAAGTAAGTGTGTGACGAGCAAGAAGGTCTGGACGCTGGGAAAGTTCCCGTTCAACTGTGGGTCGCAGCTGCGCCGCACGTTCTTTAAACGCAGGGGATAGTTCTCTTTTAACCGCTGCTTCGCCTCGAGCTTGAAGCCGATAAGTCGCGTCTTGTATCGCGGCTTCAAGCTTTGCGGAATAGCGAGAGAACTGATCTGTAGTCATTCCGGCAGATTCAGGATCTTTGAACAAAGCGGAAAGGTACTGTGCACGAACTTGCTGCTCTATTTGTTGGCGAGGAATATCTGGAACAGTTTCTGCTGGCTGTTCCGAAGCAACAGCTTCGGCTTCTTCTTGAGGTTTAACCGAAAGTTCCCCTGCTTCATCTTTAGAAAACCCATCTTCTCGAAACCGTGTCGCCGCTCGAACCTCGTCCGCCCACGGCTGTCCAGCCGACTCCGAAAGATACTTTCCAAGAGGTATTTCTACATCGCCGCCGCGTTCCGCAGCAGACTGTATCTGTGGAGTAAGGTCAAGAAACGGACTTTCGCCTTTTGCTTGAAGGTTTGCAAGAACTTCACCGTTAACATGTACAGTGGAATCCGGTGCTTGCTGGTTTATAAACTCTTCAGTAAGTGAAGGAAGGCGAGCCTGCGTCTTTGACTGAGCAATTGTATCTTGCGTATCAGCAATATGTGAATCATCCGCTTCGGCAAGAATGCTGCGGATACTATCTGTTTGCGGATCAGTGCCAGGTTCTGGAATAACTTCCGAAGGCGTAGATGTTTCCCTCGGACCTTCAAGACGGGCTGTCGGTTCCGGCGGAACTGTCTTCGCGTTGCGAAACGCTTCGGCGAAATCGCCTTCAAACATTGCTGCGCTTTTTGCAGCAACACTGTCTTTATTTCCGATAACAGTAAGAATCTGGTTAGCTAGATTCTGCCCTTCGGCGTAGCGCTGTTCTGGCGTAAGTTCTTCATACTTACCGCCTGGGTTGAAAATCGTAGGATCGTTAAACATCTTTAATGGAAGATCGGCGTAAGCCCTTGCCGCAGCGTTTACCGCAGGAGCAACCGCAGTGCTGAACGCCCCGGAAGGAATATCGTAGAGGGCTTTAGCTAGTGACCCAGCTTCGGTTACTCCTCCAACTGTAAGTTCCTTTGCAAAGTCGCCAATGTTCCTAACTGGTTTCGTTTTAGACGCATTGTAGTCCTGCGTGAACTGATCAACCGCAGCTTTCGCGGCCGATCCCCAATCTTCAACAGGTTTGAAATATCCGTCAATCTGCTGTCCGAGCTTTGCAAGACTTGGAAAGTCGTCTTTCGTTGCCGCGACTCTTGCGGGATCGCCAGCAGCCCACTGAGCTACTGCCGGGCTAGAAGATGTGATGGCTTGATTGCGTTGTAATTGAGATGCCTGTGTTACTGCTGTCGGATCAGCCATAGACGCTGCGGCAGGTACGCCCGTCACCGGTTCCGCAGCGATTGCCCGAGCGGCTTGATCTGGATCTATGCTTTGCGTTCCGACGGAGTTTCGTGAGGCAGTAATTTGCTGACGATTGATATCATCTTCGATGATATTAGCATAAGGGTTATCGTCCGCCATTTCGCCTCCAGTAAATCTCTGCTATTTTCGCTGCGGAAGGAATCTGCGGCGGAAGTCCTCGAGAAGTATATTTTTCAACATAGCCTTGGATAATCCTCGTCTGTTCCGCCTGCGGAATAGCTTTGAAAGCCGCGGTAGGTTTACTCGGATTGTTCTTATCCGAAAGCGTAAGCCGCTGTACCATATCGGATATATCCGCATCTCCGGGTTGCTTCCCAGCATGGACCGCGGAAAAGTTTTCCATCTCGCCCATGAGCGCCCCGGCGAATTGATTATAGTCTGAAGTTCCAGGAACAAGTGCCAACGCGTTCATCGCCGAGACAGTCATCGGGTTTCGCATAGCCCGAGACATTTCTGGATTGACTTGCTGTTCCCTCGACTTAATCTCACTTTGCTTTTTAAGAATATCTGCCATTTGGCCCTGGGAAAGGTCGCCAAGTTGCTCCGGAGTCATCTTGTCGAAACCTGTAGGTATTCCAAGATTCTTCTCGGAAAGATACAAGTTGTACAGTTTAGTGTAATTTTCTTGCCGCTCGGGAGTTATCTCCTTAGCATTGGCGTTCATCTTTGAGTCTATTTCAGCTCTATACTGCGCCGGAAGCGAAGCATAAGCCGCGGAAGTTTGGGGATCAAATTGCCCTGGCGATTGGACATTGTTCTTGATGAGTTGATCTAGAACTCCTGAAAACTGCTCAACTTCATTATCCCTCTGCGCCGCAGCCATTTGGTTTACACGGGATTGGACAGTCCTAGTTGTATTGTCGATATATTCAGCCTGCAAGTCAGCCTGCCCAGGAAACCTTTGCTGCGCCATCAGCGGAATTTGTGCTTCAATACTTTGGAGGTTAGCGCGGATTTGCGTCGAAGAGTTCGGCGTTGTCGGCGTTTCGTGCGGACGGGTAGCGTTGAGTATCAACGATCGAACATTTGGGTCGTCTAGATTCTTAATGCGTCCATCAACCCCAACGCCTGCGGCATCAGCAATAGCTTTAATGTAATCTGGAGAAGCAGAACCTCCAGTCCACCTTTCGGCAATAGCCCTAGGGGTATCTATGCCTTCTTTTCCATACGCAGCAAGATTTTTATCTGCGGCATTAAACCCAGCTTCGGGACTTGCGAACTTTGCAAATGGCGCTTGGCCTGGAGGCAAGTTAGAAGAATCGACACCAACCTGCCCTTCCCAGGGAGTTTTACCGACAGTTACATTCCAAGGATTGTTATTAACAGTTCCCCGAGGACCTGAAGTTCCTGTAGCCATGTTTTGAGAAATAAGCGTATTCGCGTCAATCGCTGCGTAGGCGGGAAGTGCCTGTTTCTGCAGTTGTTGAATAACTACAGGCGCCTGCGGCCCAATCATGTCTTGATGGGACTTGGCCCAGTCTACAGCCTGCACCGGCGAGGCTTTAGCCAAATTATCAAGAATGCCGAGTGTGTTCTTCATAACTGCAGATTTAACATAGTCGCTGCGCACGTCAGCTTGGTCAGGGCTTGAACCGTAGAGTTGAATAGCGCGATTATTTGCCTCGTTAACCGTTGTATGAACCATGAGGTTAACTGAATTTTCATCAAGCGGATTTGTTGCCGAAACCGCGGCATGTTCTTTTGCTTCAGAGTTTTGAAGAACTCCAGTCTTAAACTGTTCATCAGCATGACTACGAAGTTGCATTTCCATAGAAGCTTGGTAACGACGAGTCTGTTCATCGTAGTAGCTTCTCTCTTGCGGATTCATTTCCGTGGCGTAGGAATCCCGGATATCCCCGATCTTTTGGACGTAACTTGGGAGTTGTTTTAGAGCATCAGTTCCTTTAACATTTGTAGTAAAATCCGAAACTACCTGGGACATTGCAGGAGTAGCTTGGCTAAACGCTTGGTCACTAGCGGACTTATTCGCCATTTCTTGGACGGCCAAAGCGTGCTGAAATAACTGCCCGCCGGCTTGTTGTAAAGCTCCGCCGACTTCCTGTCCAGCCTGCCCAAGAACATTTGCCGCAAACGAGCCTGGGTTTATATTAGGGGAAAGCTGCGGGGTTCCAGCAACTTGATCTTCAACATGCGGTCCGCCATATGTAGGAACTTGTGCCATCAGCTAAGTCCTGCAAGAGCGCCAGCTTGTTGCTGCCCAAGTAGCGATGAAGCTCCGGAGATGAATGTGCTTCCGGCTTTTCCGATCCCACTAATCAAGGATAAATCTCCTGCGGCTCCAGCCATTCGGCTCTGGGCAACATCACTCGCTGCCGTAACCTGATACCCGAAAGCTTGCTGCGCTGCATTGTACCGAACCGCAAGCGCGTCTGACTCCCCTTGAAGTGCGGTAGAGTTCCTAACATCAACAGCAGATCCCGAATTCACGTCAATGTTATTCGCGCCTTGAGAAGCTTTTTGAAGTCCGATAAGTTCTCCCGTTTTAATCCTTTGTTCAGACTCTGCGTTTTGTCCAGCGGCAAGAGCGTTTTGCTGTTGTTGAGAAGCGATCTTGGCATTATTGGCGTATACCGCAGACTGATACTGCCCTTGCATAAATCCGCCAATTCCGCCGGCTGTTCCCGCAGCGGTAGATATTCCAGTACCAATAGCGGTGAGCCCGCTTGCTGCCGATGCCCCTGTTTCGGCCGCTGCGCCAAATCCTGTAACAAGACCGCCTGCGGCAGAAACATCAGCGGCCCCTGCCGCAGTTCCGCCGACCGCACCGGCAACAGTCCCTCCTATACTGGCTACTGCCGAGCCGACAGAAGATATTGCAGCAATAGCCGCAGGTATTACGAAAGCCATTATTCGCCCCTCTCAATTTTCATGTACTGAAATATAACTCCTGTCGGCCCTTGAAATCCCATTTGAGTTACTGAAAAACCCAGCCACCGAAGCCACTTGATTGAAAGAGAATAACGACTGTCAACAAGAACCAGAACGGAGGGAAAACACTCAAGCATTATGTTGAGTATTCTTGCTGATTCCCTAGCAACAAATACCTTATGCTTATTTGCGGCTTCCCCTGTAAGCATCCAGATATGGCAAACACCACTAAGATGAGAAGTAGGAAACCAGCCCCAAGAACAGACAACTTCTTCTTCAATAATAATCTGATAGCACTCTGTAGAATAAGCAATGGATGAACTAATTGCCTCTTCTCCTGTCATCCCCGCAGCGATACACTCGCGCAGTTCTGCTTCCCGAAGGGTATACCCAAGAGGAAGTTGCTTTTTCAAATTTCTAACGACCTGTGTCACCAAGCATAAACTCCGGCACGATTCCAAGAATGTTAGAGGGAACAGGGTAATCTACTTGAATACACATTTGGCCTTCAACAGTCCACTGGGAAGCTATGTTTGTTCTAAGTTCTCCAGAATACAATGGGTTTGGTGTAGTGTACGGAACTTGAGTAAAGCCTTTCATTTCAGTCAGTGTGTTGAAATTCGGACCTATTTTGAGGCCGAGAGTTTTATCTACAGCTACAGTCATTGCAACTATACTTTTTCTCTTCCCTTGGATCGTAGGTTCGCCCGCGTCAAGTTTCAAAGTTTGTAGTTGACACTGGTACGGAAGGCCCACAATTATTTTAGTTCCACTTTGCGGAAAAGCAACAACCCCGTTTAAAGGAACAACTTGATTTGGTTGTGGAACGCCATCGACTATAGCTGAAACTGTAAGTCCGGCAAGCCACAGGACAGTTGCTGTGTTTGTTGGAGTCCCGTAGCACCAGCTTCCAGAGTACTGTGGGATCGGAAGATTATTCGGATCGTTTGGCGTTGTTTCTAAAATTGGACTTAAAACTATTCCTTCCGCTTTGAAGGCAGAATTAAACGCAGTTATTTGAATTTGCCCACCACCGGTCCAAATTATGTCGCCAACTAAAGCTGAAGAAAATAACGCAGCAACAGAAAGCATTGTTACATTTCCTGTTGCTGCGGAAACAAGCAGTGTTGTATCTGGATAAGTTAATGGAGCTTGATAGGCGCAGTCAAGGCACCATGCGTCTTGAATATAGTTCACCAATCGATTAGCAAACCGCTCTACGTAGTAAATAAAGTTTCCATTAACTAAGCGTTGAACAAGTAAGTAAACTGCGTTTACATTGCCCTCGGGAATTGTGCAGATAGATATAAACTGACCATTTGTGTCGTGATGAGCCCAGCCGAATACTTCTTGCTCGGGGACATACGTGAGAGAAAGAAGTATTCCATCGTTGCGGATAGCCCAGATAATTCTGTGAGGTTCTTCTGCGTAGGCCCATTCGTTTATTTGATAATTTATGAAAAGGTGAGAGGACAGTGTACTCCTGTCGTAACCATAGTAATTTTGCAGATAGAAGTTATACGACAGGTCCCGAACGATATTTCCACGGGCTTGGATGTATAGAATATCGTAGTTGACGACAATCGGCGGGACGTCATTTGCCCCACTCGACGCTTGGGGAAGGGCTGATATGGATGCAGGGGTGATCGCAGCAACTTGGTTTCCTCCCGAGATCAAAAATGCTCCACCAGAAGTAAAAGCAACAAGGCCTGTGGACATTGGAACAAGAGCTTTTATATAGTTGACCTGTCTTCCGGCAAGAGAAGCAGTTATTGCATCTGAGTCAAGAACGACTAGGGAAGTATCGAAATTGTTAAAGTTTCCAGTCTGGGAAAAGAATAATGACTCCGGTGCGTTTTCTGTAGCGCCATAAACAAGACGCTGCTGGAAGTAGGTGCAAACGGCCGGATTATTTCCGCTTATCGGGGACAGAGTTGCAGCGAAAGTACCGGTAGGTGCAGTTACATTTACATTGGTATAGCCAGATCCTCCAGTCAACAACACTGCGCCTGAAGCTTGGTTATTAGATCTGTTTATCAATGCGTACCCGGAAGCCCCGCTGCCATCTCCGGTAAAGGTGAAATACTCTTGATAACCGCTGCCTCCAGCTCCTGGAGTAAGAACACTTATTGAAGTCACTGCTCCCGAAGCAAAAGGGTTTTGGAAAGTCGGAGGAGTCTGACTAAAATCAGGACCAATATTATTATCTGTAAATGTCGTAGATATGCTTTGGCCGATATATCCAAAAACAGTTCCGAGTGTACCAGAAGTACTGGGCGTCGGGCCATTTTTGTAAATGTTGTAGTAACTTACTGCCTCGCTTGGAGCTGTCCAAGTCAGGTTAATAACCTTGTTGTTAGTTGCGTCAAGAATAGCACTTCCGGTATAACCTTGATTGGAAGGAATACTTTCTTCTGTACCGTCGAGACTCACGGCGGTTACTACGTAACCATATATGTACAAAGGCGAACCGCTTGTGTTTGTAGGAACACAAGTTACGTTTGTCGGAGCATCTATTTTTGCACCAAACGTAACCGGCGTGATTTGAAATTGATTCGCTGAAATTCTTGAAAGATTATACGGAGGATAGTTCGGATGCGTCAGCGTCATTACATCGGCCGACTGTACAAATTTTAAAAGAGGAAGATCCGCAGCAGCGTAAGGCGAAGCAAGCTGGTACACACCTCCACTGTTGTTTGCTACAGCGGCGCCTTCGTAATAGAACTGAATAAAGTTATTTCCAAAAAGCATAGCGTATGCGGCAACTGTTGAAACAATAAATGGAATGAGCCTTGGGGGAGTTCCTGCAGTTACTAGCGAAGAAGGTGTGTCCACATATTCCGTCCCAGGCCGCGACATAGCCCCGCCGCGAAAATCAACGAAATAGTTACGGAGAAGCGCCGCTCCTGTCTTGTACTGCGCAAGATCAACTCGCGCGTACAGCGTCGGTGCAAGTTCCCCGGAAGCAAAACTTGTCTGGTTAAGCCGTTCGGCCATTAGTCGCCCCAGGAAGAGTTGTCGTAACCGGAATACCAATCGCCGAAGCCGGACCATGGGCCGCCGAGGCCGTAAGTTGCGCTGGCTGGATCGCCGCGAGTTGCTATCCAGTCAGGAACATGATCGACAGTTGGCCGGGCTTCGTTCCCGTCCATGGCCCGAGCATCGGTAATGTACTGCATAGCGACTTGTTCAAGACTCGTCTTCATTCCCACGTTACCAGTAAGGGGAATTACAAGCCTTGCCGCAAGCGCAGCGACCAAAGCTTCATAGAAAGCATCATCGAACTGATCTACGTTTTGAATATCGGCAGTGTATACTCCAAGAGCATTCCATACGTTTGTAAGAAGAACTATAGTTCCGTTAGGCACATCGTTTGCTTTTAGAAATCTGTTCTTCCGGGAAGGCATCCAACCTCGGTCGAAGGGCCAGTCGGAAACATTCGGTTGTCCCGTGTTAGTAGCAAATACTGGTTGGTGTAGAACATATCGAAATTTAAGACAGTCAGAAGGGTACTGATACTTAAATGGCCAAGGGTAGATAGACGTGTTTTCGAAAAGAGTGCCAAGGAGGGAAAGGGATACTTGCTCCCGGGCGAAGCCCCAAGGCGCAGCTCGAAGAAGTTTCTTTCTAATCCGATCGTAATGTATCGTACATTGCGCAACTTCTACTGACGCTTCATCAGTACTTTGCACAGTTGCACGAGCACCACATTCACTTAGCGCTCCATTCCAAATGTCTATTACCGAGGCCATAGGCTATCCCATTTGGTAAAGCTTCGAGGCTTTACTCCGCTTATCGCCAGCGACTTTATCTGAAGACTTGCCGTCGCCGTGCAGCCCTTGTTTCACAAACTCTTCTTTCGCCTTTTTCGGGGAAAGCTTTTCTTTACTTAGTTTATTAAACAGCTTATTTGCCATTACTTATTTCCTTTCCAAGCGTTAGCTACAGCTAAAAATGCTGCACCCATTCCGATAAGCCATGGTCCTATCTTACTACACCATTCAAGAAAAAGATGAACTCCATCCCGCTTATCCTTGTCGGCTTGTAGCCGATCAATTTGAATACGCATAGACTCCATGTCTGTTTCTAGTTTTTCAAATTTCTTCCCAAGGTCCATTCCTTCAATGTGAGAAAGGCGGCCGGTAATTGTATCTAGTTTATTATTTTGAGACTCCACCATACGCGCCACTGCACCAAGCTGATCATTATTCTGGCGAATGGCCAAGATGAAAGACTGAGCTATAATCTCGATAGAAGAAGATGGCTCAAACATATTTTTAGCTTGCTGAATTGGCTCTGATGTATTCATCGAGGTTACAAACGGCCGATGAACAACAATATAATTAAGATTAAAAGAATTAAACCTAATCCTCCAGCAGGAGCAAAGCCCCAAGATCTACTGTATCCCCAAGATGGGACAGCTCCAATTAAAGCTAAGATTAAGAGTATGATTAAAACTGTACCTATCATTTTATTACTCCTATTGCGCAACTGCAATTACTATGGATTGGTTGGGTGTCAGCACACCGGTCCAGCTTGATGTCTCGCTGAGCGCCTTGACGGGTGTCGTGGGGCTGGCGCCTGCGGGATTGTAGACGTTGGAGTTTATGTTCTTGCCCGACCACGAGACGGTCGGTGGCGCGGGCGATGCAGCGAAGCATGGTGGGTTCCTAAGTTGCTTATGGAATAGGCCGCTGAATTGCCTACGCACTATGCAATCGTAGCTTGATATTGGTACCAACTGTTCGGAGTCGCCGCTGTGTCTTTGAATGAGGTGCCTGATGGTGAGGTGGGTTGAAGAGTGTAATCTGGGTTTGCCAAAATTACCCCTGCGCTGTTAAGCAATATCATCTTATACACTTTACCCGTCAGGAACCCATTGGATGTGCTTGTGCCATTGGAGCCAATGGTAAGCGACGGAGCAGACGTGCCGAGCGCCTTTATACCGCCGGCAGTGAAGGCGACCGACGCCCCCAGTTGAGACCAAGTCGCACCATCTGCTGACGTAGAAAAGACAACATTTCCGGAGGGGACTGAAGCCAGCGGCCCCGATACTGGGGCAACAGCAGAAGCACTAGCGTTTAGCTGCATACGCAGCCAGATTCCTGTGG